GAGCTTCAAGGTGGTGTGCGAATACACCTCCTCTATGGCAGTCTGTTGATCCGGCGTAATGCCGAATGCTCTCCAAAATGAGAGACGAGCCTCAGCTGTAACGACCTTATCCTGTCGGTCCATATCACGGGCCATCATCTGGAACCCGTTCTCAAGCCAAGGGTGGCGGTTGCAATCACCTGCAACGACAACACGCAGCAACATCCTATAGAATGAATCAAGGATGGGTAAGCCCCCAGCAAGGGCCACTCCACCTGAACCAATTGCATGCGCCCATTTCCTGCAACCCTTGGGATTCCCAAGGTCAAGGACTGTTACCAGATCCTTATCAATGCATTTCCTGGTATCACGCGACATGATCCAATCATTCCCATCGTAAACAGGGTGGTTCTGACAGAAATCAATCTGCTCGAACGTGTAGACCGGTGCTTCAATCTCAAGGACAAACCCAAGATTTAAGATCTCAGGCCCTAGGGATGCCACTTTAGACAAATCCCTAGATTCCATGATCAGCACACAGTCATCACCGTTGTTACCCAGACTACACTTGAGGCCGACGTGGTTGCAGTACCAGTGAAGCATGGCACACATCAATAGGCAATTGCCCATACCTGTGTTCATGTCCCCCGACATCCTACGACCCTCGACTTCATACATCAAAGTGCAATCTGCAACGCGACCATATCCACGGTTCACCAGCTGCATCTCCAACAACCTTGCCAACTTAGGGCGGCACCCTTTCGAGAACAAACGCAGATAAACAGAATGCTCCCACTCCAAAGCCTCACGGGACACGTTGATCAAACCTTGTTGCGTCGATACTGACTGCAACGGGCTTATCATACTTGTCCCACATTGCTTTGAGCGCGGTGGCACTCTGCTTCGCATTCATTCCTTTAAGAATGGTCGGTCCTCCCCAAATCTCCGCGACGCCCTTGCAAATCCGCTTCTCCAGCGGTTTCAGGTAGCGGCCAACTTCCACATTGAACCTGGGTGATCTTGGCTGGATCACCCTAGGTGCTGGATCCGGTTTTAGTATGAGATCAATCTTCTCACACTTCGTGAATGTACTCAAGAACGCATCACTCCTATTGAGTGGCTTTGCTGCCAAGCTATCAGCTGCCCGTTGGTACATCTCTTTCTTGCGTCCCGTATAGCAATCGACAAATTGTTGTCGCGTAAGCGGGAGACCAGAAGGGATGACTGACACCAAGTCTTCACGGAAAGCTGATAAATTGCTCTCGAATGCATCCACCGTGGGGCGAGGAGGGAGGCGTGCTTTCCCATCGACCACTCGATAGAGAACCCTCTCATACACCCCACGCAGCAAGTTGGCTTTACTCGCATTGTGCACGCCATAACGCTTGCGGAACCCGGCGCCGGTCACCGTCCACAATCTACGCACCCTAGTGGTGCCCAACATATTAACCAGACGCCACTTCCGAACGTCTCTACTAGCCTCCACATGGCCAATAGGGGTGCGCGTATCCACACCCGGTGTCTTAGTTAGGCA